CGTAGCTGCAATGAAGGCTTTGGCCTACCCATCCTCGAGGCCAAGATGGCAGGTAAGCCCATCATTGCACTGAAGACGGGTGGCCTGACGCGACAGGTCGAGGACTATCAGACGGGGGAGCAGTACGGAGTGGCCATTGAACCTGAGGTCAAGACGCTAGTGGGCAATCAACTTGTGCCCTACATCTTTGAGGACTTCTGTTCACATGAAACGCTGGCCAAGGCCTTCATGACAGTGTACGACATGGGTGCCGAGGGCCGTGACGCCTTAGGCATCAAGTGCCGAGCACATGCCTTGAGGGACTACAACATCAACCAGATGATTGTTAATTGGGATACGTCACTGACTAAGTTGGTCAGTGAGTGGAAAGCGGGCAAGCGGCCGGCGAGGTGGAGTAAGGTGGAGCTATGAAAACCGTCCTCCTTCGCGGACCCTCACTGACACAATCGGGTTACGGGGTGCACGCGCGCCAGCTGGCGAAGTGGCTCCTGTCTCGTCCTGATCTTGACGTCAAGTTTGGTACTCTGCCATGGGGAGACACACCCTGGCTCATTGACGCCGAGCTTCACGGAGGCCTCGTCGGACAGATCATGCAGCGCAGCGTGCCCTTCGACACCAAGGCCGACGTCACGGTGCAATTGCAACTTCCCAATGAATGGGATCCCACCCTTGCCCCCATCAACATCGGCATCACCGCCGGCGTCGAGACCGACCGCTGCAATCCCGAGTGGGTCGCCGCATGTAACAAGATGACTGCTGTCGTCGTCCCGTCACAGCACACCAAGGCGTGCTTGACCAATTCGGGCACGGTGACGCGGCCCCTCTACGTCATTCCTGAGGCCTACAGCACCGCCATCAGCGAACCTCCGATTGACTTGGCGCTCGACTTTGACACCCCCTTCAACTTCTTGGTCTTTGGCCAGCTGACGGGCGCCAACGCCGAGAGCGATCGCAAGAACATCTTCTACACCATCAAGTGGCTGTGTGAAACGTTCAAGGATGATGCCGAAGTAGGCATCATCCTCAAGACCAACGTCGGTAAGAATAGCCTCATTGATCGCGGTCTGACGAAGAACCTATTGACGGGCGTCATCAATGAGTCACGGCGAGGCAACAAGTTTCCCAAGGCCTACCTGCTTCACGGCGACATGACCGACGGTGAGGTCGCTGCACTGTACAAGCACCCGAAGGTCAAGGCACTGGTCACTCTGACGCGGGGCGAGGGCTATGGCCTCCCCATCCTCGAAGCCGCGGCGTCGGGCCTACCCGTCATTGCCACGGGCTGGTCAGGTCACCTTGACTTCATGAAGCACGGCAAGTACGTCAGCATCTACTACCAGTTGGCCGAAGTTCACGCGAGCCGCATCGATAACAAGATCTTCGTCAAGGGCGCCCGATGGGCCAACGCCAGTGAGGAAGATGTGAAGAAGCGCGTGTTGAAGTTCAGGCAGAGCCCCACCATTCCCAAGCAGTGGGCGACTGAACTGGCACCAGTGTTGTTGGAGAAGTACAGCCTCAGTGCAATCTGCAAGCAGTACGACGCCGCCCTCAAGGAGTACATCTGATGCTGTGGGCATGGGCCATCATTGTCACGTTGTTACTGTTGGGCTCAGCCTGGTTGAACCTGGTGACGGTGAGGCAGAACCTAGCATTGAGCGACCAACGTGAAGAGCTCGTCGATCAGATTGAAGAATCACTCGACGTGCTCGATCACTGTTACGCGCGGCTGGCTCACCACGCGGCAATCCCGGTCCTCAGCGATGAACCTGTCATCCAAGACGTCATCCATGACATCAAGCTGGCACGCAACAGCGTGTTGGCAGTCGCCAGCAAGGTCGTGGCCTATGGCGGTTCCGGGGCCACGACTGACGATGTGGTGTAAGATCAACTAACATGGCCTTTCAACCGGTGATCAATGAAGCGTAAGAATGTTGTCGCCGTCAAAGGTCACAATCCAATGATCGTCGAACCTCAACCTGCTACACCTCCCTTGACGCCCGAGCAGAAGGCGGCCGCCAAGGCCGCCCGCATGTACTTCAATGCTGGCACGCAGGCCGCCATTGTCGCCTTTCAGATCGCCGACAAGGCCGGCGACAAGAAGGAACGAGACAGGCTTTACGTCACCAGCATCTTGCCGGCATTCCAGAAGTTGGTTGAGAACCTGATCAACATCCATAAGTTCACTTCACTGCACGACACCTACGATGACCTGAAGAACGACTGCATCAACTTCCTGTTCGAGACGCTACATAAGTTTGACTCGACCAGAGGAACTAACGCGTTCTCATACTTCAATGTAGTTTCAAAGAACTGGCTCATCATCAAGACGAAGCAGAAGAATCAACGCGTACGCCGTTCGGTCAGCCTCGACGATCCCGAAGCACTGTCAGCCAATGAACAGCGCATTGTTGAGGATCACTGCACTATCCCGGGTCAAGATGTGGTGCTTGAAAATCAATCGTCGGTGCACGCGATGGTGGGTCTGCTATATGAGATCCGCAGCAAGGTGAAGTCGGAGAATGAACTCGCGTGCATCAACAGCATTATTACCATCTTCGAGAATATTGATGACATTGACCTGTTGAGCAAGAGTGCCATCCTGCTCTACATGCGTGAACTAAGTGGGCTATCACCCAAGCAATTGACAACGACACTGCAGGCGATCAAGAAGCAGTACCGTCGGTTCAAGCTCGATCCAAAGTTCAAGCTGTTTTGACATCCACCTACACCTAAGTATTGTCATGACTGATCCTAATCCTACGTCCATTGTTGAAATTTCCGAACGTGACTTTGAGGCAAAAATTCGTGACTTCAGTGACCTACTCAAGGACATTGAGAACCTCAGCGACAAGAAACGTGAGTTATGGAAGAACATCTATGAGAACGCGATCAGCGATCGACAGAACAGTTTCATCGTCTTCAAGCAGGTCTTCAACCTGATCAACGCCAAAAGCACTAGCACCAGCACTGAATACGCCGTCCACGCTAAAACGCTGACGAGCTGCATTGAACGCATGGCAAAAGCCAACGACCAGCTGATCAAGCTCGCCGATCTCGTCGCCCAAGCCGAACGCAAGGACAATGAGCTAGACGCCGACGACCTGTTCGATCGCATCAACAAAGGGGCGTGATCCACGTGCGTAGGTTACGTATCGAGGTGAGGTCACCCGGTGCCCGGTAACAAGTATGACGCGCTTGAGATGGTCAAGCACATCACCGAAGGCAACGCCGACGACGTGCTGCGGCGTAAGGCGGCGTACGACCATGCACCCGGGGGCTTTCCGATCTTCCTACGCTTTGTCATTCTCGATGTCATCAGCGACCCGGCAACGCTCGATGGCACCAAGCTATCGCACTACGAACACGATCTAAAGGTCGCCAACATCCAATACGCGACCGTCGCTCCGAGAAATTCGATCATCGCGCGCCGGGTGATGGGAGGTGACTCAGGCGCCAGTGAAAAGGTGATGGTATTGTACCCGTTTTTCCCGCCACACCTCGCCTTTCCTGCCAAACCAGGAGAGCACGTTTGGGGGATGTTTGAACACTCTGATGCCAAGTCCAATGAGCTCGGGTACTGGTTCTGTCGCATCGTGCAACCCAACTTTGTCGAGGATCTTAATTACACCCACGCCGATCGACAGCACGACCAATCTTTTTTGCCCGGCCTCAGCGACGTCTTTAATGGCACCGACGATCCCAAGTATGAATTCAAGAATGGCGTCGTCAATAGTAAGGACGGCGACCGCTATGCAATTCCATCGACGGCGACGCTACCTGATGATCCCGATGCCTACAAGAAGGTGTTGACGACGTCCGATGCTTCACAGATCATTCAGTACGAAGCGGTGCCTCGATACCGCAAACGCCCCGATGAAATTGCCTTCGAAGGCAGCAACAACACGTTGATCATTCTGGGTACCGATCGCACCGGGCCCATCTCAGATTATTCATCGGATCCCAACCAGGGAATGGTACCCAAACCATGTGCTGGTGACATCAGGGGCGGAGCAGGGGCCATCGATGTGGTAGTGGGCCGCGGGCAGACTCCATTGACGGCGGGTAAGGCCGAAGTCAATGAATTGGGTCGCAAGGAGTTAGGAAAATCGAAGAAGGACTTGACGGGCCAAGAGGGCGACGTTGATTTCAAGAACGACAGGACGCGAGTCCTGCTGTCACAGAAAGCCAAGCCCGACGCCAAATTCGGCATCGACAGCGTGGTAGCTGCACACTCTTCGGCGACGGCAATCAATGATGGTTCAGGTGAGGGTGCCCTAGGCGTCAAGACCGACAAGATCAGGTTGATCGCCCGGCACGACGTGGTCATCCTGGTGATGGGGGCGACGGAAAAGGACGCCGATGGCAACGTCAAGGATCCTGACGCTAACCCCGATAACTGTGCGTCTGTCATCGTCAGGACCAACGGCGACATTGTCTTCACTCCCGCCAAGAAGGGCGTCATCAAATTGGGCGGCGACGGTGCCAACTTGAGCGTCCTGTGTTCAAAGGCCATCACCGGCAACGGCGACGGCTCGGGTCAAGTGACGGCTGCACCCATCGTCGACAGCATGGGCGGCTCGCACGGCGCGGGCGCCACTAATGGCGAGTTCGCAACGAAAATTCTTCTCTTGTGATGACGATGCGAAAGGTAGTTACAGATCATGCCCCTCAATGATGCCGCCGCGGCGCAGTGTGCTCAAGCCATCGTCGCCGCCCTCAACATTCCGTCTGACGTACAGTCGGAGGCGCTCGACAAGTGGAAGACTGTCGTGGGTCAGATCTTCACCGTCATCGTCGCCCAAGCCCTCGTATTGCCCACCGCACTGATCGCCCCTCCGGGCGCAGCAGGAGGCCCTGTCACTGGCGTTGGAACGATCACCTGATCACCATGGGTACCTACAACTTCAAGTCATCAGGCATCACCCAGGCGACGCAGCAAGCCAATAAGTTGGCCGTCACGCTGCCCGTCATCGGCATCGTCACTCCCTTGATGTTGGGGACGACCGACCTGCTGGCGACGTCGACCGACCTCGGCACCCAAGTCGTCGACAACTTCAGGAACCTGTTGCAGACCAACTGGGGCGAGCGCTTGGGCCTCTATGACTTCGGTGCCAATCTCAAACCCCTGCTCAGCGACCTAACGTCGCCCGATGACTTTGACTCACAGGCCGTCACCCGCATCAAGAATGCAGTCCAACGGTGGATGCCCTACATCGACCTCGTCAACTTCCTGTCGGAGATCGACCGCACGGGTAGGCAGACGCCGGGCATCGCACAGGTGACAATCACAATCACATTCAGCATCCCAAACCTGAACATCTTTAACCGCAAGACACGAGTAACGTTGTACGCGATCTAACGTACGTCCTACTTAAGGGTGACCATGGCGTTGCAACGTGACGATTTAAAGACTGTGCGTCAGCGCAAGTACCTTGCGCGTGATTTTAACTCACTACGCGCGACACTCCTAGAATACGCGAGGACATATTATCCCGATCGACTACGCGACTTCTCGGAGGCATCCCTTGGGGGCCTCCTTCTCGATCTCGCAGGAATCGTCGGGGACAACCTTTCATTCTACATCGATCATGCATTCGGTGAACTCGATCCCTCCACCGCCGTCGAAACCATCAACATTCAACGCATCCTTGACACTTCGGGCGTACCCATCGTCGGTGCCAGCCCCGCCATCGTCCCGGTCACCGTCTACGTTGAGGTGCCTGCCGCCAACATCAATAATGCCATTGGGCCCCTGCCTGCCGCCATTCCGATCATCAAGACCAATTCAATCTTCATCGCCAACAATGGGACGAGCTTCAACCTGCTTGAGGACATTGACTTCACTGCGACGCTGTCAAATGGCGCCTATGCAGCGACGATTAAGATCGGTCAGAAGGCACCCAATGGCACGCCCCAAACCTACATCATGGCCCAATCCGGGCTCTGCATCTCGGGACAGGAAACGACCGAGAACATCATTGTGGGCGCGGGCTTCACTCCATTCAACAAGATCACCCTGCAGAATGCCAACGTGTCTGACATCGTCACCGTCAATGACCTATTGGGCAACACCTATTATGAGGTCGATGCGTTGACGAATGACGTTGTCTACCAGAACGTCACCAATACCGCGGGTGACAATGACCTCGTCCCCAACGCGATCAAGGTCATTCCGGCGCCGTTTCGTTTCACCGCCACGACGGCCCTTGACACTCGGCGAACGACATTGACGTTCGGCGGTGGCAATGCTGACACGCTGACCGACGACATCATTCCTGACCCATCTAGCTTTGCCATCTCTTTTCCATACACCACCACGTTCTCCCGGATCTCCATCAATCCGCAGCAACTGCTCCAGACGACGACGTTGGGTGTTGCGGCGGCCAACACCACGTACCAGATCACCTATCGCTACGGTGGTGGCCTCAGTCACAATGTTGAACACGACAGCATTCAGACGGTGAAGTTGCTCAACATGGTCTTTCCGGGCAACCCCACGCCCGCGGTCGCCGCGGCGGTCAAAGGTAGCCTCGAGGTGACCAACTTGATCGAAGCCTCAGGTGGTGACGATGCGCCCTCTTCGGCTGACTTGACGGCGTTGGTACCAGCGATCCGCAACAGTCAAGAGCGGATTGTGACCCGTCCTGACCTTTTGGCACGCGTCTACACCATTCCAGCCAACTTTGGCCGCGTCTTTCGAGCCGGCGTCAGGTCCAATCCCAACAATCCACTGGCGACGCAACTATTCATTGTCTCCCGTAATGCTCAAGGGCAATTGATCACCTCTCCTGACACGCTTAAGCAGAACTTGATCAAGTACCTCAATCCCTACCGCATGATCAGCGACGCCATCGACATTCTCGACGCTCGCGTCATTGACCTAACGTTCAACTTTGATGTCTTGATTGATCCGTCGTTGAATCGACAGATCGTGTTGCAGAACGTACTGACAAAGCTCCAGACGTACTTCCAGATCGGTAACTTCCAGATCGATCAACCCATCATCATCGACAACGTCAGGAACGTCATCTACACCGTGCCTGGCATCATTTCACTCAACAACATGCAGTTCACTGGCATCAACGGCCTTGTCAACAACATGCAGTACAGCAACATCACCTTTGATGTCAATTCCAATACCCACCACGGCCTGATCTTCCCCTCAGCGGGTGGCATCTTCGAGATCAGGTATCCCGAAATTGACATCGTTGCGACCGTGAGCGCCTAATGTTCAAAACACTCCGCCCCCTCGCCGACACGTACATTACTAACAGGGTTGTCAATGGTGCAGCCCAATTGAATGCCAATGTCGGCGTCGCCGCGACCCTCGACCTCTTCAAGTTGTATGGGTACACCTCAACGCTGGTCGGCAGTTCATCGGTGCCCAACACCGAACTGTCGAGGCTGTTGATCCAGTTCGATCTATCACCGTTACAGTCGCTGGTGACGCAAGGTTTGCTCGATGCTTCGGCGCCGTCGTTCTCGTGTCACCTGCACCTCTTCGACGTCTACGGCGGGCAACCTACCCCCACTAACTTCAACGTCGTCGTCTATCCATTGTCGGCGTCATTCGACGAAGGCATTGGTCGCGACGTGGTGTACTACTCTGACACCTATCCATGCAACTACTTGACGTCATCTATGGCGAGTGGTAGTTGGCAATCTCAAGGTTGTGGTGGCGGGGGCACTGCCAACTGTGACTACTTCACCACGTATCGCGCCAGCCAGTTCTTCGTCAAGGGCACCGAAGACCTCGACGTCGACGTGACGACCATGGTATCAGCCACGTTGGCGGGGTTGATCCCCAACTCAGGCTTCAGGATCTCACTCGACTCAGCGTTGGAGGCTGACACTCACTCTTACTTCGTCAAACGCTTCGCCAGTCGTGACGCATACAATGTCGACCTGCAACCTCGATTGTTGGTCAGGTTTGATGACTCAATCCAAGACGACACCGACAACCTGTACCTCGACTCACCTAGCTACCTCTTCCTCTACAATTATGTCCGCCAGGCTCCTGCCAACCTAGTGTCAGGTTCAACGCCAGTGACGGGTTCGCAGAGCCTACTGTTACAGCTAACTACGCCCGTGTCGGGCGGCACGTGGTCGATGTACTTCACGGGATCACAGCACTACTACGGTCACAACCCAGCAGTGGGCATCTATTCAGCATCAGTCCTCATCTCATCGACGGATCACCTGCTGCTCCCGCAATGGCAGACATCAGGTTCCATTACCTTCACCCCGATCTGGGGCTCTCTCAATGGGGCAGTCACTTACTTGACGGGCAGCACCATCAAGGCCTACCCACCACAGCGTGGCCCACAATCACTGTCTCCTCGAAAGTTCAACGTTACTGTTCACAACTTGGTTGACACCCTCGATGTATCGGAAGCACCGGTGTTACGGGTCAACCTCTTTGACTACACACAACCCGCTCTAATGACAGCGATCAGGTTGCCCGTTGAATTGCCGGGCATCGTGCTACGAGACGCTCATTATCAAGTCAGAGACGTCGACACCGCCGGCATTGCCATCCCGTTTGACACCGTGACCAATTCGACGCGCCTGTCGAATGATTCAGCCGGCATGTTCTTTCGACTTGACGCATCAAATTTGACGGCTGGGCACACCTATGTGATAGACATCCTGATCATCACCGACGGTAGTCAACAATTGTACCGGGCTGTCTCGGCGCCATTCAAGGTGGTTGCATTGCAGTAAGCTTCAATACGTAGCTACGGCAGCCACATGAGCGTAACGCCCACCCCCTACATTCCATCGTTCTTGAGGGCCGCCGTCGCGGGTAACCGTCCTCTGTCACTGGTATGGTCGGCCGTCAGCGACACTAACATCGCCAGCACCGCCTCATTTCAGTACGATGCTGCGGCTGGCGGGATCAAGTCAACGCAGCAGCTCAACGTTGACTGGTCGCAGTTCCAGAATCACACGTTCTTCATGGCGGCCGAAGCCAAGGTCAACTTGGCCTTTGACCAGATCATCAATGGGTTTCCGTTCGACGGCACCCGGCAGGAGACCGAGGTGTTCTTTGACAACCTGTCGGGCTTCGACAAGTGGGTGTTTGACCAATTTCCGGTCTATCACGGCGAACTGACGTTTTCTGGCACACAGACGTCGGAGACGGCACCCACCGCAGGCACCTACATCGTCGTCCAGAACCGCGCAGGAGCCTTGTTCCCAGAACTGTCGACCAACGACACGGGCCTGCCTGTGTTGAATCCGACGGGTTCAACCAGCCTCACGCTCGAGATGCAGCTGTACCTGCCGCCGATCGCCAATGGCACCCAAGTCGTCTGTCAGATGTTGTCGGGCACCGCCGCGGGCCCCGCAACGCAAGGTTACTCACTGTGCTTGTTGACGACCGCATCGACATCGTCTGTCACCGCACAGTTTAGCGTGGTATCGGGCTCGAGCTACATGTCAGTGCCCGTTCAATTGACCAAGGGCCAGTTCAACCACATCGCGGTCGAATTAAACCGTGATGACGGCATGCCCTTCCTTGAGGCCTTTTTGCAAGGCATCCCAGTCGCCAAATCGCCGACCATGGTCGAGATGGGTAACCTGGCCATTGATTCCTCAAACTTTATCATCGGCAGTGGGACGGCATTCATCCTCGGCACGACGACGACCACACCGACACAAACGTTGTCAGGTACCCTTGACGAATTTCGCATGTTCTTCTCGGCACGGACGCCCACCCAACAACAGGCATATGCCCAAAAGGCACTGTACGCGACGACCGATCTGGTGCTGTACTACAAGTTCAATGAGCCACCTCCGCCCATCACGCTGTCCGCATCAGACGTCATCAATGGCATTGTGCTCGACTCCAGCGGCAATTCACTGCACGCGTTGATCAGCAATTTCACTGGCACGCTGCGCCTCAATGCAGCGGCTGACCCGCTCAGTCCCATCACTTTCGAACGACCCGAGTCGTGCCCCGTGTTGTTTCCGGCATATGCCCCCATCGTTGCGCTCAACCAAGCGCTGTTGGCCAGTGCCAGTGCCTACGATCAGGAGAATCCCAACCTGATCACTAAATTGATCCCACAGCACTACCTGCTAGAAGGTGCAATGCAGGATGGCTTTCAAGAACCCGAGGGGACTGCTAATCAAGCCTACGCGGGCAACGGGTTGCCGGGCCAGGGTAAAATGGGCAACGTGCAGATCTTGGTGTCATTGCTGTACATCTACGCACGTTTCTTTGACGACATCAAGTTGTTCGTTGATTCATTCACCACGTTGAGAACCGTCGACTACGATACTGGCGACGTCATTGCCGCTGACACCGTCCCTGACAACTTCTTGAACAACTTGATCAGCAACACGGGTTTTTTCATGCCACCCATGTTCGCCGACTCTGACATTGATCAGTATGTCAGGGGTGAAAACGTCGACATTGACCAGTATGCGACCAACGACAATACACTGCGTTACGTGCAACACACGCTGACGCGGCGGGTGCTCAAGAACCTGCCGTCTGTCATTCGTTCCAAGGGCACGCAGTACAGCATTCAGGCCTTCCTCCGCGCGGTGGGCATTGATCCCAACAACATCATGCGACTTCGCGAAGTGGGCGGGCCGACCACACAGGCGCTATCGTTCGCCCGCGAGAGCAAGATCGAACCCGGAGCAATGGTGCAATTCACCACGGCCAGCACGGTGATCTCGCCTTACTTGTCAGCCTCACGCGTGGAGCCGGGCTTTCCACCACCTGCAGGTACCTTCGTCATCGATGGTAAGGGTCACAACGTGGGTACCACGGTGCCCAGCGACGGCCTGTTGACGTCAGGTAGCTGGACGTGGGAAGGCATCGTCAAGTTCACGCCGGCATCGATTGCAGTGCAGACCAGTTCCACGCAGTCACTGGCCCGGCTGTGTGTCACGGGCACTTTGGCGTGCAATAACAACGGCGGTGCTGGCATCATTGCCAACCTATTGGCCATCTCATCGTCAGTGCAACCCAAGCTAGTGTTGTACGTCTGTGCGGGAGCATTGACGGGCTCGGGTTCACCCGTCCTCCGCCTTGAACTCGACACGCCGGTGCCCAACGTCTACACGGGCCCGCCGCCCCTCGGCATCTTCAATGGTGATCGGTGGAACGTGAGCTTTGGTTGCCAGCGCGGTGACGACGGCCTCAACAGCTCCGTCTCGTCGTCGTACTTCCTGAGATTGGGCTACCAGAACAATGGTACGGTGCAGTACTTGACGACGACGAGCTCATTTTTTCAGGAAGCGCCGCGTGGAGAGGTCAACGCCTTCACGCAATTGAACGCTGCATCAAACGCTCACGGCCCGTTCCTCGCAGTGGGCACCACACAAATCATTCCCGCCGGTACTGGAGTAGGTTACAGCTTCCTGAACAATAATCTGGCGGCCCCTAGTGAAGCACGCAGTGCCGCTTTCAATGGTCGGCTCAGCAATGTCAGGTTCTGGTCTCGGGCGTTGAATGAGACAGAGTGGGAAGAGCACATTAGGAACTACAGCTCAACCGGCGTTGAAGACCCACTGACCAACTGGAATTACGTGACGTCTCAATCAGGCTCATGGGGTAAGATGAGGCTGAATGCAATGGTGAAACAGGACGTTAGGACGGCCAACGCAACGGCAAGCCTTGGTCCCACCGGAGCGATCACCCTCATTGACTTCAGCGAGAATAACTTGCACCTGGTGGGCACCAACTTCCCAACGACGGCGGAGACCGTGGTCGGTGAGGTCTTCGACCTCAGCTTCTTCAGTCCCTACTTCGACGAGGCGACGACCAATGAAAAGGTCAGATCGCGCTCGTACCAGGATTTTGCGCTGGTGCAGAAGACGCCGTGGGCTTCATTGGCACCCGTCTATGAGATCAACCCCAGCGAACAACCCACCGATGATGTCAGGTTCATCATGGAGTTTTCGCTGCTCGACGCATTGAACCGCGACATCATTGCCATCTTCGGTACCCTTGATTCGCTCGACAACGCGATGGGTTCTCCTGATCTGCTGTTCTCACCCGATTATCCTGACATCGAGAACTTGCGTAACGTCTACTTCAATCGCATCAAGCAGAAGTTGAACTTTGCTGCCTTCTTCGACTTCTTCCGTTGGTTTGACTCATCGATCGGCACCTTCATTGAGCAATTGATCCCGCGTAAGACCAACTTCAAGGGCGTCAATTTCACCATCGAGTCACACATGCTCGAACGTCACAAGCAGGAGTACCTATCAAGTCAGATCTATCTCGGTGATTCGATCCGCACCAACCTCGACAGCGTCATCCTGCTACAACAGGTCGTCGGCCAGATCGTGAAGTATTGACATGCCCCGCTTCCTAAACGACCTCGACATCTTTTACGACCCGAGCCTGCAACACGGCTTCAATCCTGGATTCGATGAATCGACTCCACCTGCAATCCCGTTGTCGAAGACGACGCTGATTCTATCGTCATCACTAGTGTCGGGATCCATCGTACCGACGTACGGCCTGGCGACGGGCAGCACCGACACGTCAGCCATCGACGCTTACACCCAAGGCGTTGAATTGACGCAGCTCAAGAGGCACGACGCAGGCTTCGCGAAGGTGTGGTCAGGCGAAGCAGGTCACCAGCTGTTGGTGACGTGGTACGGCGAACAGGGTCCCGCCACGTCGAACCCCTTTGCAGACAACGATACGTCGTACTTCAATTTTCCGTCGTCGGTCGTCAAGAACAGTCCGACCTTTCCGATCGTGCTGTTTCCCATTCAAGCATTGCCGACGGCACCCAATGCTCCTGCCCCGGCACAAAATTCACTGACCTACAAGACCGGGCCCAGCGTCAAGACGACTGACGGCGTCGTCAGGTACCGCACGCAACAGGACATCAGCTACACCACCCTCAATGGCACCATTGAGCCACTGGCAATTCGCCTACAACCATCGTTCTACAATAGTGATGTGCCGTCAAACCCTCACCTCGTTGTCGGCGAGGCGGGTTCCGGCAACGTTGATGTCAACGGTGGATCCGACCAAGTCAGGACCGTTGACTACTACAACACGCGCCTGCACCAGCCTCCTTTCAGCGACAATGGACAGAACATCACCCTACATCGCTTCGTCACTACCATCGTTGGTGGCGTCAAACACGTGGCATCGAGCAGCATCATTGAAGTCCTTGCTGCACCGCCGGCGGCCGACGTTGTCAGCGGTTCGGCGGTGGGTGCCTTTGTCGATGCCCGCTACGTCCGCAATAATCAGGCCGTCTCGTCGGAAGATTCGTCGCTCGTCGGTGCACTGTCGCTGATGACCGGGTCAACTGATAGTTACATTCACTTCAATCAGCGATCTGCAACGTGTGGGTGGTGGTATGATAACGTTGTGGTCAATGGCACCGATTCACTGTCCTTCGGAGGGATGACGTACTGACATGGTAGGCACACCCACATCGACCCGCACGCCTCCTTCGCGCCGATTTGAGAACTATGTGCTGACGCGTGTCGTCGACCAGAGCGCGGGCCTGACCAACGTCACTGACAATCGATTCACGCCCTGTTCGCCGGCACTGGGAGGTTATCAGGATCCTGGTGTGGGCTTCTCGGGCGATGCCGTCGGCGGCCCATTTCAGATCGGCTTTGACTTCTTGTTTGACGGCATCACCTACAAACAGTTCGTCGTCGTCAATCATGGGTGGATGGTACTGGTCGATCCGACAACGGGGACCTTTGCTGCCAACGAGGTGATCAGCTCCGGCATCTGGCAGAACCCATTCATCAAGCCCACCTTTACTTCAAAGGCGGTGCTGCTGGCACCGTGGTTCGATGACTCCCGCAACATTGCCAGCACACCTGACCAGTTGGGTCTCTATTACTCCACGCAGAAGGTCAACAACCTCAAGTACGGCATTGAACCGATGGATCCTCACGTCAATGGCACCGCCTTCGGCGTCAGGTACTTTCAAGACGTTAGGTCGACGAAGGGTCGCCGCCTGATCGTTCGCTGGTCAGTCATCACCAACTACTACAACATCCTCGATGCGTCATCGGTGATCTCCTACGAAGTTGTCATCTATGAGAATGGGACGATCGAGTTCAGGTACACTCCTCGCACGTCGATCCGACAGACTAACTCCACGTTCGAGGGCGCGACCATCGGTATCTTCATGCCCAATGGTACCAACCGCTTTCGTGACTTTGCTCAGGGCCTCGGTTACCTCGATGGGTCACGGCAGGAATACATCTACGGGGGCTTCACGTACAATGCGTCGTTCATGGACGTCTTGGGCCCGGGCAATGAAGAGGCAAATGCCAGCGCGTCGTATGTCATTGGCCTCCGCCCACAGTTCAATTGGCCCGGCCTGACGTCGGCGGGCAGCGTCTTCACCTTTTCACCACCCGTCAACAGGCGCCAAGTATTGCCTCGGTCGTCGGTCAGAAAGTTGGGTTCGCGGCTGTCATTGCCCCTCGTCGCACGGACGGGAGACGATCGATTGGGAGTGTCATTGGGTGGCTTCGATGATCGTCGATCACCGCAGTACACTACGACGTTTGCCGTCTCAGGCAGCGGGAGCAGCAAAGCAGGCGGCATCATCACCAATTATCCGACGACGCTGCCACGCTTCTTTGGTGGCACCGCTCCCGGCACGTTCGAGCGGCAAAACCTGTTCAGCAATGACATGTTGGTGACGGGCAGCGTCGTCAAGAGCGCCATCGATGCATACGTCGGTGAATTGCCGCCTACCTCCATGCCAGCCTTCAACGAGGACCGTAGGTACGAACAAGATCAAGCAACGCTGACGTCGTCGTTCTATGCTACGGGTTCGAGCCTGGCGACGTTTGCTGCCAACTTCGATCAGCAATTGAAGTCTAAGACGCAGGTCAGGGTACAATTCCCGGTCAACACGCAGGTGGTGATGCCCGGCCTGACGTCGAGCATCTACTACTACAATGCACAGACCAAGTGTTGGGAAGTGCCATTCAATTCGAGCTACGTGCTCGGCCTGACGGCTAGCGTCCCGTCACCCGGATCTACGGGCGGTGATTGGACAAATCCCATTCAATTCTCGGGTGGAGGTCTCGGCATCATTGAAGACTCCAAGGGCTTTGGTCCTGTCGGCAACATCATCTCCTCGGGTACCATCACCCACAACCTGCAGTCGGATCCCAACATCGGTCTGACGTGGGATCCGACATTGAGCGCACAAGTGCTTGGCACATCATATGCCAACAGCGTCAGGAACTGTGATCGCTACGCCGCCACGCCGGCCGAAACGTTCACCCTGCCCATCAACGCACCTTTCCTGATCGAAAAGGCGGTGTTTGAAATTCCGCTGGCGATGGGCGCCGGCTGGTTCGCTGACATCACACAGTGCTTTAGCGTGCTCGATCAGGTGGGTTCATCGTTTGACTTTGGTGGTCCCGGCATCACCGTCGCGCTGTTCCGACAGGTTCAACTGTCGGAGAATTCATCGACGCCGGCCCTTCGTGACCTGATCTTGACGGGTACACTGACACACTCCAACGACATGATCAACAATGTCGTGTTGTCGAACTTTCCGGCGTTCGACTCCAACTTTCAACTCAGGCCCGTGGGCTTCGTTCACTATGCAGGTTCTTCACCCGGTGCCGTCGTCCCGGTCGGGGGCAACACTTTCACGGGTTCAGTCGCGGTGACAGCACAGGCCCTCAGCGCGGTCGGCCCGACGCTGGAATTCAGCAGGTTCTTCAACGGTACCGGTGCGCAGAACAAGGTGGGTGCCCTCAACCTACTGCAAACTCCGACGTTGGTGTTGGGCTCGCCGGGGTCAGTGACGGTGCAACAAGAGACGATCTATGCCTACATCTCTCCCTTCGGTCGCGCCGGCACGGGCTTTGATCAGTCGGGTCGCAGTGTCTTGGGCAATGAGTACGTCACCCTGCAGGGGTTAACCGATCAAACGGGCTTGACCGTGCCCAATCCCTTCTACATCTCGGGCACTATCCCTGCACAGATCACCGCCGCACTCAACAACAACATCTCAGTGATCGATTCATACGCCGCAATCTCCATGGTCACCCACTTTCCGTCGCCGTACTTGGTGATGCCGGGCGACAAGTTGATCCTCAGCATTTCCAAGACGCGTCCCGTTCTGTACAGTGACGGTAACATCGCCGCACCACTATTCTCAGGTACGTTCGGCGCCACGGGCCACGACGTCACCCTGCGCGCGGGCACCATCAACGTCACGTTGTACGGCAGTCAGATTCAAGCGGGTGCCGAGTACCACGACACCCTCAATCAACCTCTGGCGTCCGATGACATCCACGAACTGTTGGGTGCCGAGCCCGTCCTCGACCAGTTCGAGTCGGCCTACCGCGCCGAGTACACGGGCAGCTTTACCGACAACGTCATGGTGGGCAACCTATTGACGTTGACGACGCCGGCAACGCAAGGTTCGGGTTCGGCGGCTTTCATTCAAGGCAACCGCACCCGTATGCTCAGCATCATCAATTCACAGAACGTGTCGACACTAACGACGAGTTCTACCGATCTCGCGCTCAACACATCAAAGGCCTACCGCACTCAACCCTGGTGGGAGCAGTTTGGGTCAGTCAGGTTGTCACAATTCACCGACAACACCGAACGCTTCTATGATTCAATGATGCCCAAGATCGACGATTGCTTTGCCGCCGACGCCACAGGCATCTTCATCTCCCCCACCAGTATCTTCGGTAACCCGCAACAGGTAGAATTCGCCAGCGGTGCCATCGGTCCCACCAACATCGGGTGGATCTGGTTTGACCAATTGAGCGGCGACAAGGCCTCACTGTTCAGCAACATCATCAATTGCAACTGGACGAAGGCCTACCCGTTTGAGCCTCGGTACTTGGGAGTGTCGCGGCAGCTCGACTTCTACACTGGCATCGTCTCTAACCTGTACTTGCCCGCGCCCGTGATCAACACTGTCATCATCTTTGGCATTCCGTTTCAGATCATCGTCCCGCAACCTGCATCTCCTTCGGCACCGGCGGCGCTGGTTGGCTTTTTCTTCGGCCCGGGGACGATTGGGACGGCGTTGACCAACGTGACGGGCACCATCTCCAAGTTGTCGGGTACCGTCATCAACCAGTGGGTCGCTGACGTCAACCTGTTGTCGACCAACAGCTTCGGCTACTACACGACAGGATCAGTGCCGTCTGCCGACGCGGCCCGCGCGCTGTTCGGCTTTGGTGACAACAACACCTGTAACCTGTACACCAACCTCGATGCATCGGTATCGCTGTTGGGTACCAATCACTTTGCCGAATTCCGTGATCAGGCCGGCCCACACCCAGATGGCACCCACGTGCAGACCGACAACAACACCTACCTCTACTCACCTAAGATTAGAGGGTGGAAGTACGGCGTTCACAGTGGGCTGCCGACGTTCAGCAAGGCCTACTGGCGCCGCAACAAGTACGGCCAATTCCGCGACATGTTGGAGCAACGTCCCTACGCCAAGTACTACCAGTCACCCGAGAACGCTCCGTCGGATCCACACTTTAGGCAAGGTACCCAACCCGGCGTCATCACTGTCAAATTCATCGGCACCGGTGGGCGCCTAACGGATCCCGCCAACACATGGTCAAACAACTTGAGCTTTGAGTGCACTTCGTCGTTTCCGTACATCGAGGACACTCCAACGAGCAGGAACGCTATCAACGTTCAGACACTCAATCAGTCGATCACGACCATCACGCAGGATCCTCAGGGCAACATCACACTGTGATGAATGATCATGGCAGCTAACCCGGGCACCCTCGAGCACGCAAAGCAGTCACTGTTCATCAGTGTCCGTGACGTCAACACGGGTGAAGTGTCGAGGATCGCTGTACCTGCGGACATGCAGATCGGCCTGCTCGGCAACCCAGCCGAGCTGCAACTGTTGGGTCGCTTCTCGCTCAACAGCGCCGAGTACAGTGTCGATCGTACGCACAACGTCGTCAACGTCTCCAATGATGTGTCATTCGCTGGCATCGTCACTCAAGCCACGCCGACGGCAGGTAACATCAATGCCTACCTGCCACCGAACCCGCGCGACGGCCAACTACTCATTGTCAAAGACATGTCGGGCATTGCTTCACAAACGAACATCAATGTCTACCCGGGTGCGCCTGACCAATTGATCGACGATATCGCGCTGCAAACGATGACGACAGCCTACGGTTCATTGATGTTGTGTTGGCTCAGCGGACAGTGGCGTTCGATTGCCACGGGTGGCGGGGGCAGCATCAAGGTCGAGAATCAGGGCACCTTACTCTCGTCGTCCTCGTTCACCACGTTCAACTTCAGTGGTTCGGCCGTCACCGCGATTGACCAAGGCGGCGGCACTGCGCTGATCCTCATTTCAGGCACCACTGGCGCGCCAGGTCCCACGGGTTCTGCGGGTGCTAGTGGCATCTTCAATGTCACAGGTTCAGGTTGGACGACGGTGATGGACATCGACTTCACCACCATGGCCAGTGCCAGCTTCACCACCGACGGTTACTACAGCATCGGCTCCAACTCGCTAGGACAGTCACTGACTTGGGGTAAGGCCAACAGCAGTCACGAGGTGACCCACGTTTCCGTGGGCACCACCGACGGTATGGTCTTCAATCCCATCGGTAATACACCCTTCTCGGCGTATACCATCCAACAGCGCACTGCTCCATTGTTCAGTTGTTCACTAGCGAACATCAGCAACCTCATCGATTGGGGTACATGCATCAGGGTCTTCGTCGACGTCGGCACCTGGAACGTGAGCAATCCCAACGGCGCCAACTCTTATGTCTTCATTGCCACCGACAACGGCACCACGTCGTCAATGACGTCGATGGCATATGGTACCCGAAACTCGGGAGGTTGGGACTATGAGATCGACGTGGGCAGCCCTATCGCCTCACAGAAGTACCACCAGCTCTTCGGGCCCGAGGACGGCAGCTTCTACATCGTCACCCCGTCAGTCGACGGTTGTTGGATGATGGAGTTCAGCAACCTGATGCAGCCGCCTCTCTACGGCTTCTACCATGCTGCTGTCAGCAGCGGGCCCTTCCCCTCACTGAGCACCTTCAAGCCCTTGGGCATGATGGGCGGCGGCACTGACATCACCTACATGTCCAACGTGCAGTCGGCCAACCCAACTATTGCCAACATGGCCTTTGTCTTCGGTGCTGCCGTCGAACCAAGCGTCACTCTGACAGTGAGCATCAAAAGGCTGCGAATTGACATCAACACCGGCGGTGGCACTGCCATCATCAACACTGGTAGCTTCATCACCAACGCCATCACCCAGTCGATCACCCAGTCGATCACCCAATACGTCGATAACATCTGGTTTGACGGCGGCAATCAGGCCTACTCGACGGGCACCATCGCCGTCGTCACGTCGGCGTCATTCGCCCCTCCAGGCACCATCTTCTATGTGTCTGGTGGCGCCGGCAAATTCATGAACGGCATCACCGGCAGCCTGACGCAGACACCTACTGCCGGTAATCCTTTCATTGTGGGCACTGGCACGATCGCCATCACTACCAATTCCTTGGGCCAGATCATCATCAGTGGTTCAGGGGGCGGCGCGGGCACCATCACTGCGGTGACTAGTTCGGGCGGTACTTCAACGTCTACAGTGGGTTCTGTCGTCACCGTCAGTTCGTCGGTCGTCACCGTCACGGGCAACGGCGGCACGTCAGTCACTAACGGTGGCGGGACCACGTTCAATGTGTCATCGTCCGTCGGTGCCGATCCGACGGCGAACTACATCCTCTATACCGCCGACGCCCAACTGCCCAATGCACTGATCCTGACGTCATCGGGTGGCACGTCGCTGCAGCTCCTGTCACGACCCAATCTCATTGTCTCCAGCGCGGTGGGTGCTGACCTCTATGCATCGTATCTGCTGGCGTCGGGTTCAGCGCAAGACCTCAAGGCACGGACACTGGCAGCGGGCAGTGGCATCTCGTTGGTCGACGGTGGCCCAGGAAGTTCTCTGACCATCACCGCAATTGGTGGTGGCACGGGTGGTGGGGGCAGCGTGTGGGTCGACGGCAACAATAAGGCCTACACCACGTCGTCAATTGCGATTGATCCCCGGGGTCTCTATGCGACGACGGACGGCGTCGACACCTGGTTCTACGTCAGCGGTACCATCGGCCTGACGGGTTCAGCGGGCCGCAAGTCAGTCTTTGGGGGTGACGTCTACATCAGCGGCAGCGCCTTCATCCTCGGTGGCCTGACGGGCTCGATCACCCAGACGTCGGGTGGCTTGGCATTCATCGTGCCCCTAGGCCCGGGCATCAGCATCAGCACTAATTCACTGGGACAGATCGTCGTCGGCAACACCAAAACGGGTGACGACAAGGCCAGTTACCTCGTCTTGTCGACCACTGCGTCATTGCCCAATGACCGTTCGCTGGCCGCAGGCACCGGCATCGTCTTCACCGACCTAGGCCCGGGCAGCACCCTGACGATCAGTGCCAACGGTCAGGGCCTCAGCACCGCAGGCGGGTGGACTGACACCGGGCACGGCGTCTACACTACGTCATCGGTCAGCATCGATTCGCAAGGTAGGACGGCCGGACAAATTGGCACTGATGTCTACCTCTTCGTCAGCGGCGCTCACAACAACGGCAACAAGGCGCTGTTCGGTGGTGACGTCTTCGTGTCAGGCTCACTGACTGCGGTGATGGGCCTCAGCGGCAGCTTGACGACGTTGAACACCGGGTTGGCCTACCTCGTCGCTGGTCCCAACGTCACCGTCGTCACCAATAGCTTGGGACAGGTCATCATCAGTGGCAGCGCCGGCGGGTCAGTGACGGGCTCGACAGAATACCGCATTGACGGCCTACCCATTCTTGCCGGAGCAGCGACGACGACATTGAACTCGGGTACTAAACAACTGGTGGGCTCGTGCTACTTCGATGCTACCAAACTCAACAAGTCGATCGACACCATCAACTACACCTTCCGCGCGTCGTTGGCTCCTGCAGGCATTGGCGGCAACGCCTACGTTGATCTGTATGACTACAACGGCATCGTCCGTTTTCCACCTGGACCCATCGTCGGCGCTGTCCTAACGGGCTCCGCACAGGGTACCCTGACTAGACAATCGGTGTCGCTGACGCCAGTATTGTCATCAGTGACGGGTTCAGGCATCTTGGCGGCGCGAGCGTGGATCGACACGGGTGGGACGGCATGTACGATCACTGATGTTGGCCTTGACCTAGAATGGTTATGATAGTTAACGAGAGGACGTAACAATGGCTGGGACATGGAAAGGACGCGTAGACTGTTTAACAAACACGACGCTGAACACAGCGTCGATGCAGGAAATCTTCACCAACTGCTACCAGTTCTTCGAGACATTGCAGAGCTCGTCGTACGCACAATTGATCGCGCTCCAGACTGGATCGTTGGCTGCAGGCAACTTTTCGGGCGGCACTAACTTTTACAATCAAGCTAAACCCTTCGGCGAGAATGCTTGGGCTGTCTATAGGATTCCATCGGGTTCTGCACCCGATGGGTCGATCTCGGCACGTGCCGTCGATTACTACGTGTTGTTTCAGTGGTCGTTTCTCAACGCACCAGGTACCTCACCTGGAGGTCCTGCTCACTATCTCGGTGCCAACTCCGGTAATCAGCCTGTCTTCGGCTGGCAGGTCGCCTGGCGCGACGACGGTGGCAACTGTTGGAACGGCACCACGTTCAGCACGGGCACTGCGGGGGTGGGTCGGTGGGGCCAGGACAATAAGTCATCGCCGGTGTGGACCAACATATCGAACAATCCGAGTTCAGGGTCAACGTCGACGCTCCATGTGTTGCCCCGTTCATCGGGCCAAGGTGGTAGCTTTGCCGCCACCGCTGACAACATGGCCGCTTACATCTCATCGACTACCAACGCTAACGTCAACTTCCGTTATCACTTCTTGGCTGACCGCGATTCGTTCTTCTTTGTCATCGATCAGACCGACAACAACTCCTACGACAGCTTTGGCATGCACGGCGTCTATGACGTCATTCCCAATTTGACGGCAGGGTCGACGACCAGCTCGTGTCCCATGCCCATGTACATGTTCGCTTCGCAAGCAAGTTCACAGGCCTACATTGACGTGGCCAGCACCTACGGCGACACCGCTGGTACTACAGCGGTGCAAGGAGGTGTCTGTGGCGTCAATGCCAAGATGACGAACCCAACGAGAGGTGTCAGGAATGATCGCTACACCAATAACCTCTACACCACCAATTTGGAACCTAATCAACAGTTCACATCGGCGACGCTCGACCTCTTCAAGATTCCGGTGATAGTTAGGGAGAGTCCTGACTTCGGCCTCGTCGGCTACGTCAATTCCATCACCGAGGTCTTCAACGCTAATGCCAACAGTGCTAACAGCGGTTCAACGATCGCCGTTCTCGGCACCAACGGTGGTAACGCACTGTTCGCAGTACCTTGGAACGGCACCACTAATCCGGGCACTAACTCGACGCGGACAGGGGTCAACTTCTAATCATGGGTTCGTTCGGCGGCACTTTCAACAGCAATGCCTTGCCCCAGAGCAACGCGTCGATCAATGGTATCGCAGCCATTGTCATCCGTGCCCTCAACCCAACAGTATTGACGACGACTATCTACTATGTCATCAGCGGTTACTATGCCGCGGGAGCAATCACAGAGCGTTGGGTCAGCGTATATCCCACATCTCCGCCCCCGTCCGGGCATACACTACAGGACGTTGAAGTCGAGGGCATGTGGACAGTACAGGCGTGACGGGCGCGCCTAATCTTCGCTTGCTTCGTCGCTGAACAATGTGCTTAGATCAAGTCGTTCTTCATCGTGATTGATGACCCTGATGTTGATATGAGCGTCGGAGTATTGCTTCAAAGGTAACAGGTTGCCAGTCACCCATCCTTGGTGTGCATTGATCTGCAATCCTGATGCATTCTTGGTTCCGTGTGCCCGACCCAACCTGACAAGGTCAAAGCGCCGGTGTTTAGCGTCATCATAGACGTACTCGAACCCGAGCAGTTCAGCCTCAATGAAGTCAGCGGGTTCGAGCAACAATTCTTCGATGCCCGGCACTTCGAGTGCCTCGCCGCGATCCATTGCACACGTCCACAAGTAAAGGGCCTCGACGCTGGGAAATAGGTAGAACTTCTTGCCCGTGGAACCTGCGTTGAGGGTGATCCTGACCTTCTTCATGGGCATCACTGCAACGTCGAGGGTATTTCTTCATCTCGGGTCATCGCCCACAGGTGATCCTGTAGCCGCCTGATCTGCTCCGCGTTGGGCAGGTCAGACCACTGGTCTTCACCATTCAACGCTGATGCGTTAACGATGACTTGAGCCGCACAGTGATCGCATGCATTGATGCCGTACAACACGTGTTTGACTGTCGCTGCACTAGTGCACACGTCTCGTGCATCGCACCTCACCATCAGCGCCGCTTCGAGCAACCGACAGTGGTCTGCAGCCACCTGTGCCAGGGTGGTAATCAGGCCGATGTAGCGCTCGTGCTTGAGCACCACCTTCATCAACGCGGTGACAACAGGATCTTGTTCACTCATCTTGAACGGATAGTACCACCCGCGCGCCCAATTTTCACAATGGCGTCGGCCACTTGGGAGTTGAACCCACGTCACAGGAACTTATAAGGATCCTGACCCCTACCGGGAGTGCCATGGCCGTCGGCGTTGAAAGACAGCCATGGTATATGTTGAAGGGTCGTTTCATAGGGTGCCGACGGAGGGAGTCGAACCCTCACGCCTTTCGGCCACACATTTTGAGTGTGCGTTGTCTACCGTTCCATCACGTCGGCGTTGTTGACAGCGATCCTCGAGTCCTTCACCAACAGTCGTGAGTGTAATCTTCGATCACACACAAGCGTCCGTCTTCGTCGACGGCATAGCGAAGCTTTGAACCGAGGAGAATGAGCTCCCGGTTCATGGCATCGACCTGTGCCTGTGTCACCTTCCTACGAGCGTGCTTGACTTGCTTCTTCATTCGAGCGTCATGTGGGACTTGAACCCACGCAGATAGATTGGAAGTCTACCGTGCTACCACTACACCAATGACGCAAACTCATGCGGCGATGTCGCCGTTCAATTGGATCGACAGAGCTAAATATCTGCCGAGGATGTTGGTCGAATCTTCGAGGGCGGCCCTCTGGTGACTAAAGGCGAAGTGACTGACGACCGCGTTCCCAACTATCCACAGGGGCTTGAGCAAGGTCTCCGGGATCCGGGTCGTCAGTTCAACCTCATCCCGCGGGCCCACTCGTCCACCGAAGGTCTGAAAGTTCTCTCCAGACCATGCCATGGTGCCCACCCGTTGACGACCAGTGATGTAGTGAGAGTCGAAGTAGGTACTCTCGATGTCATTGATTGAGATGAGGTCGAGGATCTGACGGTGCAGGCCGACGGCGAAGTCGCCTGAAGTGCAGGCGAAGGGACACCGCGGATTACCCGTCGAGTGACCAAACTTGTCGTCGAAGGTGCCTCGGTCCTGCAGGATCTGGCTGGTGTATGGGATGTTGAGGACGTTGCCCACGCAGGCAAAGTTGGTCTTCTCGCGCGCAATGACGTTGGCGAAGATGTTGGTGAAGAAGTCGGGGTGCACGTAGCAGATGTCGTCATCGACCTTGACGTAGAGGGTGTTGGACTCGACACAGTCACTGTAGAAGCGATACACTGAGTTGTTGTATTGATAGTGGTCACGTGACGCATCGTAGAGCAACTTGTCGAGTGCGCCTGCGGCATAGGCTCGCTTGATCTTGGGGTGCGTCTGTTCCATGCGAGCGAAGTAATCGAGATCAGACTGTACGTCAGTGTTGACCCACAGCTTGATCTCATCAATGACCTGCGAATTGCGCGGTGACAACAGGTACGGGAGCAACACTCGCAAGTAGCGATAGCGCCCCGCCGGGATGCAGACCACGACACGTCGACCCTGGAACATGTGTTGATATTACACTCTTGAGCGGGTGATGGGGATCAAACCCACGATCTCGACGCGGGCAACGTCGCGCATTATCACTCTGCTACACCCGCAGTTCTGTTACAGCTCTCTCGCCAAGTCGTACTGCTCCTTCTTGAGGAGTTCGACGGCGGCATCCCCGACGTAGCACAGTTCTTCATTGTCCACGTCGAGCAGCAATTGCTTGATCTTGAGGGCCCGCTTGCGCGCTCGTTCGAGCGAAGTGGGATTGCGTCCTTCGAAGATGTTGTCCTTCATGCACATCAGACACATGGTCTTACCTATCCTTCTAGTGGTGTAAAGCGGCGCTTATTACCGCTTGACTAGCGGCCAGTCAGGCGCGTTGGAGTTGTATGCGGTGTCGAGCGACACCTTGGGAAACAGTTCACAGCTCATCATGTACTTGGATCGCACCGTGAATTCGATCTTGCGACCGCATCTCGGGCACTCGTGTTCGTAGACGCCGGGTTGAAACACCATCATCGACGGTGGGTTGTGTTCCGGGTCGGTGCAGGTGCGAAATTCCTCGACGTCCCTGATCTTGCGCGTTGGCATACAACTTCTCCGAGGAACGGGAGGGATTCGAACCCCCGGACCCTTGCGGGCCTCCTGTATTCAAAGCAGGTGCGATAGGCCGCTCTGCCACCGTTCCATGTATCTCACTACTTCTTGTGCTTCTGATTTTTCTTGCCGCCTTTCGTGGGCCGCTTGTGAGGCTGATACGCTTCCGGGTGCTCCTTGGCAGTGTGGGTGTGATAGCACCCAACGCATACGACGGTGGGACACTTGAGACACACCCACGCTTCAGAACCATCGTGGACAGGACCCCTGACAGGGGCACTGTTCTGCTCGATTGGCTCACTGCAATTGGGACACGAAATTTGCATGTTATTTGCGCGGAAGTGGTGCGATTCGAACGCACGGATCCCGTGAGGGATCACCCGGTTAGCAACCGGGCCTCGTCAGCCTCTTGAGTACACTTCCAAATTACCACAGTCAATTCACGGTTACACCGTTCTAGATCAACTTGAGGTTACCGACAATCCGATCGAGTTCATCTGCGGTGCAAGGGCCAAAAGCAGCACATGTCAGCGTAGGCGCACCGTCGACGTCAATTGAACTGGTGTGGACTTCGACGTCAGCGAGATCAGCCTGAAAGATCAGGTCATGTAGCGCATCAGCACTATCACAGCCCACCACACTAGAAAGCGACCCTGACATCAACCATTCTGCTTCGGCAGGCGACAACTTCACCATGATCTCATCGCCACGTTCAGCCTCGTTATTATCGACCAAGAACTGCATCGATGCTAACGCAACTTCTTGTGCCAACTCACCCCGCTTCATGTTCAGGTCGCGTCGCACAACGATGACTTGTTTAACGTCACTCATAGTTTCCTCCGGATTATCAAAGAACGCGCTAACGACCAGAGACACAGCGTCTCGTGCTGGACTTAAACCAGCTATGTTGGGTCGTAGAAGGGCATGCGAGTGCATGTGGCCTACTCTAGTAAGTAGGCCACATGCCCATCGTGTACCTCACCGCCTGACTTTGTCCCCGGACGACGGGATACCTTCGTTGTTTACTTGCCGCAGGCGACGTCACAGTCGCTGTGACACGCCACTTGCACGGTGATGCACGTCGTGTGACAATCATCACAGTCTTTGCTACCACCGAAGTAGTGATCGTCGCAATCCTTGGTGCAGATCGTCAAGGTGTCGTCGCAGTCATTGTAACAGACCTTGGCGTCGGTGCCCGCATCCTTGGGCTTAGGTGCGTCGGTCGATGCATCCTTGGGTGGCGAGGCATCGCTGCCGGCGTCATGGCCACCGTCGGGCACGTTAACGTCGTTGCTTGCATCGGGACAGGGAGTCACATCGGGCCCTGCATCGTGCACGTAACCTGAAGAAGAGCCGCTACCACTTGAACTCGACGAGCCACCGCTAGATGACGACGAGTTAGCACCCGAAGAGGAGCTAGAAGAGCTGCTCGAAGAACTGGCTCCAGACGAAGACCCGCTGCTCGACGATGACGACATGCCAGCGTCAGGGCAAACCACGGCGCCCGACGAAGATCCGGTGCCGCCAGAAGACGATGACGGCCCGCTCGAAGAGGAGGACGATCCACCCGATGAACTGCCACTCGACGATGCCGAAGCGTCGTCGCTAGCGACGTCTCCACCCGCATCACCAACGTCGGTGGGCGGAAAGATCGAACTCGAGGCACTGCACCCGGCGATGAGGGCGAGACAGAACAGGATTGACAGGTTGCGCGTTTTCATGTAATTCCTCACTTGACCGATGAATTGGTGGTGTTAAAGCTGACGTCGAACTCGACGCGGCGATTGCGCTCTTTGCCTTCTTGGTTGGTGTTGGCAACGAAGGGGCGATCGGGGCCGAAGCTCTCTGACGTCAGGCGACTGGCATCAACGCCGTGATCGACGAGGTACTTGACGACGGACGCGGTGCGTTTGGCCGCAAGGGCCACGTTGTGCTGGTAGTTGCCGTCGGGGCTAGCGTGGCCCTCGACCTTGACCGTCATGAAGGGATCGGCCGTCATCTTGTTGATGAGGGCGTCGACCTTGTCGGCCTGTTCCCAATTACGAATCACGGCGCTGTCCCAATTGAAGTAGACGCGCTCAGTGAACGTCTCGGGTGCCGCGGGCTGCACTTGGGTATCGTGCACGTAGACGATGCGCTCGTCCTTGATGGTGCGAGTGGTCGTCTTGACGACCTGGTGCACGGGAAAGTCAAAGTTGACGCTCCAGCCCACCTGAAAACTGTTGTAGTCGCGACCGTCGAGCAGGGCGACAGTCGGTGAGTCGGTCTGCGACGTTTGGAACGTGTGCACGTAACCGACGAAGGGACCATTGCTGGCGACATGTGCATCATCAGTGAACACGTCAATGCCTAGGCGGATGCCAAACGAAGGTCGGTTGAGTTCCCCCGTACGAGCGTACGACAGGTTACCTTCGAGCCACGGCGAGACGCTCGCATCACCGCTTCGATTACCTTGCAATCGTGCGGCCACGCCCAATTGCCAGAGCACCCCCGCATTCTCATTGGTGTTCGTCGAGCGAGGCAGGTATGCACCTTCAACTGCGGGCCCAAGTGCGAAGTTGGGTGACAACGCAAAGAGCAGTTCGGTGTTGAGCGACACGCCCGGGTTGTACACCAGCGTCCCCTGCGGAGGGGTGATGGGTACTTCAAGGCCGGGGAGCATGTGCAGTGAAAAATTTTCAGCGCGTGCTGTCGATGAAAGACAGGCGATGGTTGCAGCGCCCGCCAGTAGCAGGAAACGTTTCATTGTTTAGCGTCCTTTCAGGGTAAATGAACTTGAGGTCCACTATATACGGCTCACGCACATGTGAAAAATCTGGCCCAAATGGCCATCAACACCGTGCGCAATTGTACCTCAGGCTCCACTGTACCATCACCCCGAAAGATCTACAACAGAAGTGCTCCCAGTGGGATTCAAACCCACATTGCTCCGCTTAGAAGACGGACGCCTATTCCTTCGGCCACAGGAGCATGGTCTCCACGGAGTGATTCGAACACTCGACGTTCGCCTTAGGAGAGCGACATTCTGTCCTCTGAATTACGTGGAGAAGTGTAAGAGCTTTCACCTACTACCAACCGCCGGTTGGCACATCGTCAGTTACTCACTCTCACGTCGACATTCATCGCGCACTTCCATGATGATGCGCCCGAGCCAGTTCTGACCCACCCCCTTGCACACACCGTAGAAAGTGTCATTCCACGTGTTACCCTCGATCAACGTGGCGTCTTCCGTCGCCAGCAACATTGCCCTAAGCAGTGGGTTCTCAAACTTGCGCCTGATCAAGTCACGCATCACGTCCAGCTTTCGTTGTTCCCAGTCGGCGGGCAATTGCACCGCATGGCCTAACTTCTTGGCGATGCCAGGTGACTTGGCCTCTCGAATCAACCGTTTTGTCGTTGGGTCGCTTGCTTTGGCAGCCTGATAAGCGTGCTCAGCGCTCTTATAGCGCTCACCGTCGACCCAAATTGACGCCTCGTGAAAGTTGCTGAGGAAGCCAAACTCAAAGCGAAAGCTGTCAATGACAGGTGGCGGCACTCGCTCTGGTGTTTGAGGCTGTCTCCATGAGCTTGACGAGCTCGTCGTTGGTGGCTGCATTGAGCTCTTCTTGTCGTTGCTGTTCACGTTGTTCCTCCACGAAGACTTTGTCATTGGCAAAGTGGTACAGCGCTACGAAGCCGCGTGTGTAGGTGGCGAGGTCGGCCTCGAAGTAACCGCACTTCTTCAGGCTGGCGGCTGCATCGACGGGATCACCCGCATCGAACCGACGCAGAGCGGTTGCACACCGCTTGACGATCTCCCAGTACGCTGCAGCCCCATCGACGAAAGTTTCATGGTGACGGTACCAGTGGCCATCGCCGCGGTTGTAGTAGGTGGGTTGATCCTTCGCCGTGGTGCCGACGTTGCCCAAGTTGTGGTTGTAAGTGTACTTGCCGTGACCATTCTCAAAGGCGACTTGGCCCCATGCCATGGCCAATCGCTCGCGTGACGGCAGCACTCCGAACGCCTTGACGTGGCCGTCGCGCAGGGCGCTCAACAGCTCAACGCGCGTCATCGGCGTGCGCACCGTCGGCATCCTCGGGTGCGTTGACTTGCGTGGATCGGCCCACGATGGGTGCACCATGGCGATCAATTGGGTGGCAACGACGGTCACAACTGTCAACAGTTTTTTCATCGGTGACATGGTCAAATCCTATGGCCATTAGCGCCCGTTGTTTCATCACTTTGCGGTGTACACTGTGTTTTAGCGGCTTCGATCTGGTCGGTGAGCTCGCGCAGCGCGATCATTAGCTCTCTAATTGTCTGTTCAAGGAACGTGGAGCGGCGCTTGTGCCACATCAATGCACGCCGGAGTTCGCGAGCTTCACAGCGACAACCACCGTTGGTGGCCATGCCCGTCGGTTGACGAACGATGCACGAATTGTCGCCGCAACCCGCACAAGGCATGTCGCCCGTGTCTGCTCGCGAAGAGGCCAGCATCTTGCGTAAAGTCGCGACTTCACGCTCTAATTGCTCAACACGCGGGTTAGTGCGTGCCATCGTCACTTCTCCGGGTGCCGTGCGTACCACTCGTCCAGCATCATGCGATAGACGCGCATGTTGGGCCGGTAGCGCGGGTTGTCGAAGATGACGGCATCGCTGCCATTGAGGATCTTGTGCAAGGCCGCAGCCGTGGCCGACGACCGACTGATACCAGCGGTGCAGTGAACATTGATGCGTTCTGCACTCGGGTGTGCCTCGATGAGGTCAATGACTTTCTTGGCGTCTGACGACTGGCAGAAGTGTTCATCCGGGATCGCGGCGGCATCGAGCTCGACACCGGTGGGTTCAATGATGACGCCGCCCGGGCGGTGGTCGAGGTCCCAGAAAAACAGGTCGACGCGGCCCAAGGTGCCACGGTGAGTGCGGATCTTGGCGGGCGGTTCACCCGGACAATTGATCGACACGATGAGGTGCGGCACGTCGGGTGGATCGGCGTGTTCGATGGCGTACCTGCTGTAGATGACGATGTCCTTCATGGTTTCATACCTCAATTCCCGTGACGATGCCGAAGACGTTGTCCGGCGTCGCCCAACCGTTGATGTGGCCGCGATTGTTGCCAATTTGGTAGCGACCATCGGCACCGATCGCGTGGACGAGGTGCAGCCACTGCTTACCGTCGACCTTACACAGGACGATGTCACCGACCTGTGCCTCACCCAATGCGCACGGTGCGACGGTGACCAGCTGGCCGCTCTCGATGCGAGGTCGCATGCTGTTGCCCCGCGGGCGAAACCTGATCGTCTGGCCCGCCTTCAATGCTTCCACGTGGTCCTGTGTGCCGTCCTGCATTCTCCCATTCTACTCCAGACACTCATCACATTGCACTTCGTTGCGGCGATGGGATTCAAACCCACTACGTAGCGCTTATGAAACGCTTGCCTTTCCATCGGCCTCACCGCATCGCGCCCGCTAGGTTCACTTGAAAGGCAGTGTGCGACATGTGGTCGTTGTTGTCACCGTCACAGCATCCCTTAGGGGAGGCCCACGCATAGTTACTGAAGCGAGAGTGCTCTTGGAGGGAGTCCAACCCTCACGTCCTTTCGGACACCTGTTCCTAAGACAGGCGCGTGCTAGCATTTCGCCACAAGAGCGTACCCATGGTCAGAGTCGAACTGACAACATCTGGTTTCGAAGACCAGCGCTCTATTCCATTGAGCTACACGGGCGTGCCGTCGGAGGGAGTCGAACCCTCAAGCCTGTACGGGCGTCACGTTCTGAACGTGGTGTGTTTGCCTGATTTCACCACGACGGCGTCTTCACTCTTCTGTTGCGACCTTCAGGGACTTGCCCCTGACGAGCTTGAGCTCATTGACGAAGACTAGCGTATTGACAACTCCAACGTCTCCCATGGGGTATCTCACCATCTCGTGCTGCAATTTTTCGGAGAGCGGCTCAGAGAGGCCCGTGTCAGCGCTCGGGCCGTCAACCACCACCGCCACGTCAATGTCAGAGTCTTCCCGGAACATCGCCTTGTCGAGGACGGACCCCACGACGTAGACGGCGCGACACGGGCGCATCAACACGTCACGGGCAGTGTCGCGGATGAAGGCGGCGTTGTGCTTGACATCGTCGATCGCCTGCTTACGGTACTGCTCGAGCTCTTGGTTCACTTGGCCTCCAACACGGCAATGATGCGCTGCGAGGCACGCTGGTACTTGGTCAACCGTTGCTTGTCGCTGTCAGTGGGCTCGCGGCCCAAGCGCTTGACATCGCTGTTGTCTTCGAGGTCAGCCAACTTCACCTGCATGGCGTCGCGGTTACCCGAGGCGATGATGCGGTCAATGAAGGCATCGTAAGTTTCACCCGGTTGCTTGCTCAACAGCGCGACGGTGGCGGCGCGCCGCGGGCCGAACTCCTGCTGCACGTCGTCGAGCGTCAGGGGCGTGTCCTCGACGGTGTCGTGAAGAACCGCAGCGATCGCCACGTCCTCGTCGTAGCCCTTTGACAACACCGACCTCATCACGCGGAGCGGGTGACCGATGTATGACGCACCGCCCTTGTCACGCTGGTCCTTGTGCAGCTCGGTCGCCAGAGCGACTGCCCGATCGAGTGTTGACTGACCAGCGACTTCACTGATCAACATGCGTAGGTTGCCGTACTTGATTTGCATGTGCCGTCGGAGGGAGTCGAACCCTCACGCAATGAAGCATCGGCCTCTCAAACCGACGAGTCTACCATTCCTCCACGACGGCGTGTCTCATAAGTATCTCGGCGCGGCGCAAAAGTCACACGTGCCAGAAGTAGAACGCAGCGATCATCGCCCACAGGAACTTGCACCCCAAGTGCAGCGCCTGATCGACGTGGATCGAGTACTTGCCCTCACACTTGAAAAAGTCGATCCACCAGTGGGCAACGAGCTCGGTCAACCCAAGACCTACCGAGTTAGTGATCAGGGCGACACCGAGGGCATGGCACAGCGCGTGTGCAGTCAACCAATACGGCCAGGGCACGTGCTTCTGGAGCTCGGTGGTGCTGTGCCTGTTCTTCTCACGGGCAACGGCGTCGCCTTGCAGGGGAAAGTCGAACAGTGCGTGTGAGGCGAACAGGTAGAAGAGTAGCGTTAACATGCGTGACCCCAGCGAGACTCGAACTCGCGTGACCTGAGCGAAAATCAGGCATCCTAGCCGCTAGAAGATGGGGCCGTTACGTGTGAGAAAAGGGGATCGAACCCTCACTTGTCGGGCCACATCCGACCGTGCAGACCACTACACCATTCCCACCACACGCCCGCGTTTTGTGTAGGGAACGCGGAACCTCTTGGGCTCGCGAGCCCCAAGTCTGTGTTCCTCAGTTGAGGTCGTGCTGGTGACGTTGATCATCAGTATCGTCGTCATCATGGCGACTACGTTTGCGATCGGCAGCGTCGTCGTGCTGCTTCTTGTAGAGGACGATGCCTGCAACGACGGCGATGACGATGGCGGCGATCTTGAGCTTGTTTTTCCACATGGCAACACTGTACACTACGCTATCGCACATGTGCAAGGGGAGCCGACGGTGGGAGTCGAACCCACAATTATGTCCCAATACAAATGGGCGGCCATGCCAATTAGGCGACGTCGGCGAATTTGCGTTTCACTTTCGCTTCCGAATCGAACGGAATCTTCCCGCTTACAAGACGGGTGTGCTCACCAATACACTAGCACACCAGTTACTACGCGTAACCTCGGAGGGAGTCGAACCCTCACGCCCGAAAGCAGCTCGTTTTAAGCGAGCCGTGGCTGCCATTACACCACGAGGTCGAGCTAACGATGGGAGTCGAACCCACTTTAGACCAGTATACCAAACTGGTGCATTTCCTCAAATGCCACGTCAGCAAAATCGTCGTTCACCTGCACCCAGTGGGATTTGACACCCACAACGTTGCCAGCCTTTTTGTCGGCCCGCGTATGCTTCCGCCATGGGTCACGGTGTTTTGGCACCGATGGTTACTTGACTTCGAGACGACGGTGGGAGTCGAACCCACATGTATTCACGAAGGTTGCAGCTTCGTCGCTAGCCTTTGGCGTTCGTCGTCAGGTGCTTGACCCTGAGTTATTGTTTGACTTGTTGCTGGTGGCCACCCCGCGTCGGGCACCGTAACTCCGTTTGCCCTTGTTATTAGCGGGCTCCATGTCCGTCAGCGGTCGATCCTCTGCGTCATCGCGTGAGTTGGGACCCTTGGGTAATTTGAGGTCGCCGAGGTCGGTCGGGTTCTTGTCAGCCAACCGATCGGGCACGCCGTAAACGTGGGTGATGTCTTTGGTGGGCCATCCAAGCGTACCTGCAGTGGCCTCGCGGATGAGGCGGCGAAGCTCTGACAAGCGGATCTTCATGGAATAAGTAGGTGTCCACCCAACAGGAATCGAACCTGTCCCTCTGGATCTTCAGGCCAGCGCGCATACCAACTACGCCATGGGTGGATTGGAGCAAGCGCTCGGCTGTTCGCCGATGCGGTACCACACGCTTGCGAGCCGACGAAGGGATTCGAACCCTCACAGGGCACCGTACGAAGGTGCAGCCCACCATTGGGCGACGTCGGCAATCGCGTTGTTCTGCACAGCACCATTCAGGTTCAAACGTCATTGGCGTCAATTCGCCTGCCACGACTCCCTAATACGTGCGCCGGGGGTTCTACCGGGACCTTTTGGAGATGCCACAACGCGGTCTGTGCAGCGGGAGTCGAACCCGCGATCCCTCCGCCCCGAACGGAGTGCGATACCACCTTCGCCATGCACAGGTATGAGAGACGGGACTCAAACCCGTGACATCCGCAGTGTGGAAGCGGCGTTCTGTCTCTGAACTACTCTCATAAATTCTCACAGTTCTCACCTCGATTGGCGTCAGGCAAAGTGCCCGCACAAGTCGCAATGTCCGTTATCACGGCAATAGAGGCGACGAACTCGAGGATCGCTGTCAGTCAGGAATGCGTGAGTCGAACACGCGTTGCTCGCGCCCAGAGCGAGTGCCTCACCACTAGGCTAATCCCTGATGTGGTCTTCTTCACTTCTTCTGTCGGGCTGTCTCCGCCCGACCCTGCCGCTTTCAACCCCTGAGGGGACGCGGCGATCGGAGCGGAAACAGGTGTACCAACGTGGACGTCGGGCAACCGACGCTAGTGCGCCGTTCCCCTGTCATCCCTGTTGATAATCTGTTCATAATCATGACTGATCTCGCTTCGAGTGAATTCGTGATCCCAACGGGACTCAAACCCGTGTTCTCACCGTGAGAGGGTGGCGTCCTAGTCGCTAGACGATGGGACCGTCTATACTAGAGTATCTGGTTCAACGCACAGTGTACACACAATTGCCGAACTTAAGCTGAGGGGCCATCACCCGTTGACTTCGAACCCGATATTTCAAGCTCGGCCTTCTTTATCCTACGCAGGACGTCGAGGGCATCAGTGGCCTCATTCATGATCTTGACCATCGTCCACGCCAGCGCCGTCATGATCAGGATGAGCATGGGCTTCGTCCCACCCGCGAATAGCTGACCCACCACGCCGAACATGATGATCATGGCCCAGACTATCCTGACATACAGCGGGTACTTCATCATCACCTTCTGAAGCTTAGTGGGTTGCTGGTCACTTGGTTGCATCATGGTCAACTCCTGTGGTATGGGTGGATGAAAATTCGGGCGTCAGCTTTACGGTGTGAAGCAGCACGCACAGCCAGTACGCCGCGTACCAACTGATGGGATGAAACATCGGGCACGCATGGACGAGGCCATAATTCCAGCCGGCCCAAATGAAGGGTGTGATGAAAAAGGCAAAGATGAAGGTGTAGACGATGAGATAAGCGTAGAAACCGACGGGGTTATGAAACAGCTTCACCACTACATTCTACCTCATTCAATCACGGTGTTCATGTGCGCATTATCTTCTTGCGCGCGGAGCAACCTTCTTCGACAAGAACGCGTTCTCGTGGGACCGACGCGTATCATCCTCTCGCATGTGGAGCAACCCCTTGTCAAGTGCACCGAGGGGCAACCACGTCAATATCCCATCGGCTAGTGCTATCAGCAGGTGGATACCCCCGATGGGTACCCACTGCTTCATCACCGATGACCATGTGTGTTCATTACGAAGGACAACACTACCATCGACATTATACGCCCACTCGAACAAGTCACCGGGTTTCATCACACTTCGCAGTGATTGAGCACGTCGCAGTAGAAGCACTCGTACTCGCCGCTGGCACCGACCTTGACCTTGACGAGGTTGATGCCGTCCTTGTCACGACGCGGCTTGTCAATGACGTGGATCACGCCTCCCGACGCCATTATCCTCGTGCGCCCCGACAACAGCAGGTGTGGATCGAGCTGTAATTCATGGCCCGGGCGTACACTTAGCACCGCGCCCGGGACAATGTCTGCACGCTTGGGTTTCATGGCCGTCACCTCCACGCCCCCTTCATCTGTTCTTCCTTGGTCAAGTTGATGACCAACTCACTGGTAGAAAAGTTGAGCTTGCAACCTTGGCCCAAAACCCAGGCGCGCTTGATGCGGCTCGGGCCCGGCGCGGGTGCTTGCCCATCGGTGCAGATGATCATGCACCCGCGCCGGGCCCGAG